CGCCACCCTGGCATCGTGATCGCTGTAATTTCGGCCCATGGTAGGATATCGATCACCATCCACATCTAGTGGCTGTGTTAGCGCATCGATTAGATCGCCAATCAGATCGCCCAGCCTTCTGGCTGCGTTGGTTAATTCCAACGCCACTGGCACTGGATTTGCCAGGTTTATTTCCATGGCCACCACTTCCACCACTGTGTCTATGGATTGTGCAGTATCCACCACTCTATAGTTAGAGCCGATGTATATATCCTCGACTGCTGGGAATTCGTCGCTTTTCGCCAGATCCAGTGCGTCCAGTTCGATTAGGATCTGCGGCGTGCTGAATTCCTCCAGGATCCTATCGCCAACCATGGCCAGGGTTTCTGGTTTTCGTATTCTGCGATCTATCTTAACCCTTGGTGCCAGGCCATAGGTAGCCACAGACGTAGCATCCTCTTTGTACTCTTCGGCCTCGCCAGCATCAGTTAGTTTTAACCTGGTGGCTGGATCCTCGCCCTCGCCATACATATAAATGCGATTAATCAATTGTGACCAATCGGTGGTGTAGTTTAGATCCTTTAGGTTTTGGCCCAGTCCCAGAAAACGCTCTGGCTGTGGCCCCATTTCCAGTGTCCAATGCAAGTGCCTGGTGGCATCCACATAAAAATGGCCAGCCACTGCCTTTGGCAATGCGCTTTGCAGCCTGCGCAGTGTGCCCAGTATCGTGGAATCCTGCGATCTGAATACTAAAGACTCTGCTGCGATGGCATCGCTTACAATGCCCAATTCCAGCGCATTATCTCTAACCTGCGTGCCCAGCAGGTTAGCCACATGCTGTGCCACTGTCAGTGCTTCGCCATCGTCTGTTTCGCCTTCGTATAGCACTATTGGCTCTTCGCCCAGCTGCGCCAATGCGCTTTGGCACATCACATCCAGATAAGTGGCATCACCAGTGCGCCTGCCAGCTGTCTGCTGGATCTGGAATGTATCCACCAGGAACCCCCAACGATCCCGGATCCATATGGTATTAGGCCGGACCATTAGCGCTGCACTGGAATCTGATCGAGCGATAGAAAACCGCAATGTGCTGGCCTCATCTAGTCCCAGCCGCATGGTGCCATCGAACCATTGATCGATGCCTGCCAGCCTCTGGTTGGAATCGTCGTATACCTCCAGCCGGTAAATGTGCAGCCGGTGTGATCTGATATTGATAGTGCCGCCTGTTGGCGTGGTCACTGTCCCGCCATCGGTTGGATCGGTAGGATCTGCCGGTAGGTTCCAGATTCCAGGGAATGATCCAGTCCACCCAGATGGACTGGATAAATCTGGATAACCGTATCCATCACCATTCCAGCCACTGGCTGGCCAGGTTGGTGGTGCCCCTCCACCTGTGCCACCTGTTGGATTGTCTGCCGTTGGCCTATTCCACCATGGCGTATTGAATATATCGCCAGCATCCACAGCCTGGTTTGGCATCAGTGGCTGCACACCACATGGCCACATGCCACACGCGCCAGATATGGAATATCCAGACATTACACGAAAACCCTGCTGTCGGTTATATAGCCATTGGTGCTATCGTCGGTATCTTTTATACTGGTTTCTGCTGTGCGGTGGTAGACTTCTGCCAATTTCAATTCGGCAGCTGGTGTGGCTGGTGCACTTGGGCTGGCTGCCTCTGTGCCTGCCACAATGGCCACTGTGCCATCCTGGTCTATCGTCACAATATCAATCCGCGGGTTTGTAGTTGGTGCTGTAAATGTCAGTGTGGCAGCCTCTATGATGCCTGCCACCTCATCATCTATTAGCGCTGCACCTATGGCCACATCCACTGTCATATCTGGCGATCCCTGCGCAGCCACCAGTAATTCTGGCGATCCGCTTGATCGCGGTATGCCATTGGACCTGCCCAAGATTGTGGCCAGTGCCATTTTCAGTGCCTCGATTTGGGTGGCTTTCTGGTTGGCGTATTCTTTGTAATACCACTGCACATAGGTGGCCCCACTGCCATGCGCAGCGCCAGTAGTCCCAGCGTGGCCACGTTCAATTGTCAGCGTATCCAGACCACCGCTTGGTGTATCCTCTGCTATGGCTGTTACCTTGATCTTTTCTGCGTTTCCATATTCATGGATTACACATGGCACTGTTAGCCCAGCAGCCCCACTACTAGACAGCACCAGGCTGGTGGCCACATCTGTTATGGCTGCATTGCCAGTGGCGATCCAGTTGTCTGCTGCTTTATTTAGTTTGTTTGGTGCCATTGGTTTTATCCCACTGCGTAATAACTAAGTTTAGCCGTACCATCCACGCCTGTTACCACCACTGCATTGTCTTCACCACCTTGCACCTTTGGAATTATACCCACCAGCCCAGCTGGGCTGGATGTCCAATTGGATCCACTGTCTGTGCTAACTTCTGCCGTCTGGCCATCGCTCTTTAGTCGCAACCAGGCACTGGCTGCCAATGCGTTTGGCCACAGCACTGTTTCGCCCGTGCTCGGATTGTATATTTGTACACTGGCCGCGCCCGTGCCGCCGTCTTTTATCAGCCACACCGCGGCCGCTTTTCTGGTGCCATTAATGGTCACAGCGTAGTTCCTCCTGCGCTTACTGCTGTATCTGCTGTGGCTGTCTCGCTGGTGGCCACTGGCCATGGCTGGCTGGCGTAGAAGGTGATCGACAAATCCAGTGTGCTGGCTGTCTCGTTTTCAAACGAAACCCCGATCACTTTAGCAGACCACTGTTTGCCAGCAGCCACATCATCAAATGATAGCGCCTTATTGCCTTCCTGGCCAGCAGCTAGCGCGTTAACTATATTTTGTCTGGCCGCCTGTAGTGCGCTGTAACTGGCTGCGGCCACTGTGCCACGCACTGCACCCACCCTGGCACCAAACGTGGCTCCCTGGCTAACCTCGCCATCCGCATTAGCCAATCCGTTCCGGTATACCCTTGGTGGTGGGCTTGCCAATGCAAATGCGTTTTCCTCGATGGTGAAACCGTAGCTGGCACCACCAAGATCCACAGCATTGTAAGTTAGTGAGTTAGCCATTAGGCGAAACCTCTCTGCGATAATTCGCCCTGCAGGATTTCTGCGATCTGCTGGCTGCTATCGCGGCCACTGCCAGATATATGGAAATGGTTGGTTACTGTGCCCAATGAGCCACCACCACTGCCACCACCACTGCCCACATTCGCACCCTGGCTCTGTATCTGTGCAGCTTGTGCGCCTGCATTGCCAGCATCCACCAACATGCGCTGTGCGTCCAGTGCGATGCCTTGCAGCTTTTCCCATGCCCAAAACAGTGGCGCAAATATGAATTCGAATGCAGCTGCGATACCCTGCCAGATCGAGATTAAAAAAGTTTTAACTTCGGCCCAGTAGTTATAGAGCGTGGCACCAGCCAGTGCTATAGCACCCACGGCAGCCACAATGATCGCCACTGGTGCCGATACTGCACCAGCCAGCAGGCCAAACGCAGCGACCACCAGGCCAATGGCACCTTTCAATATCCCAAACGCCGAAACCAGCCCTGGCAGCATGATCAGCAGTGGGCCTAATACTGTCATTATTCCACCAATTACCACTGTGATCTTTGTTATGGCACCAAATAGCCCCTCGTTGGCATCGCGCCAGGCATTAAACGCCACCATGTTTTCACGAACCCATCCCATCAATTCGATAAGTGTTGGTAACAGTGCTGCTGCCACATCAAAAGATAGTGCGCGCAGTGTGTCGATCATTTCCTTCTGCGCATCCGTAAATTGTGCGGCCCCGTCTGCTGCTTCCTGGTCAAAAATAAGCCCAAGATCCCGCGCAGCTTGCGCAGCTGCATCTATGCCAGCCTTGCCCTCTGCCAGCATTGGCAGCATATCCACGCCAGCCCTGCCGAATATCAATTGTGCAGCAGCTGCCCTGGTGGTCTGGTTTTCCACTTCGGCCAGCGCCATGGCAGTTGTCATGAACTGTTCTTGTGGATTTTGTGCCTGTAGATCTTCATATGTCAGCCCCACCAGTGCCAGCGCATCCACATACGTGGCTGTGCCATCGCCAGCCTCTGTGATATTTTTGGATAGCGTTTTGGATGCCTTGCCGATGGTGGCCAGGTTGGTGCCACCTAATTCTGCTGCGTGTTTTAATTCGCTAAGTTTTTCGGTGGTGAATCCAGTCTTGAGTGCCATTTTCTGGATTTCATCGCCAGCCGCGGCGTAATCCCTAACAGACAGCACAGCAAAACCAGTTATGGCCGCACCTGCTGCCGTCATAGCTGCGCCAATGGCTTGGCCTGCGCGCATGGCATGGCCTTTGGAATCCTGCAAAACAGAGCGCAATTTGGAGTTGTCGCCTGTTATGTCAAATACTATATTACCTGCCTTGGCTGGCATCGTTTAACCTCTGATCATGTCGGTTTTTAGCAGTTCGTGTTCGCTTACAATGTTATCATCGGTTTTTGTCTGTTTTCCATTCTGGCGCTGGTATCGCTCTGTAATGTTCCTGGCCATTAGCATGGTAATACCTGGTGTCCATTCGTTTTCAATTTCTGCCAGGCTGGTGCCGTATTCACTCATGATCACATCATATATTAACGACCATTCGCGCCCTTTTTGGATCGTCTGGTGGCCCTGTTTGACGGCAGCGCTTGACCTTTGTTTATCGCCGCCGCCTGCTGAAAAGGCACCACCACTGCATCGCGCATGGCAGCCATCGCCACCAGCCTTTCTGTGTCTGTAGCAGTATCCTCTATGCGTGGCCAGTCTGCTTCTATTTCTGGTGTCAGTTTTTGAAGACAGCGATCCAGAAAATCCTCCATCAAATCCATCTGGCCAGGATCGGTTTCCTCCATGGCCTGGCGATCCCGATCATATTCCGCAAACGCCTTGCGGATTACTCTGGCACGTTTGTTGGATGGCTCCAGCAGTGGGTAATCCTGGGCACCAAGTGTTACCACCTGGTGCCCAGGCACCACCCGATCCAAAATATCGCCATCGCTTCTGGTATCTGTGGATTCGACAGCCATGCTACGCGGTGCGCTCCATGCATACCCACTGGCGTTCCCCAGCAGTGGCAGCAGCTTCCACGAATGTTTCCAGCTTGAATGGCATTTTTGCCTCGCTGTTATCGTCTACATCTTTGGCCAATTCTTCGGCCTGCGATACCTTTTTAAAATGATACACAGCCCTGGTGGTTACTACGCACAGCGCAATATAGGCCAATTCACCAGCACCACCATCTGGTATTTCATTGGATGCCAGCACGCCATCGCCTAGCGCGATCTCCAGATTGGCGATGATTTCCTCAATGCCCATAACTTCAATGGTAGCCATCTTGCTGGTGACAAGCCCTTTTAAATTGCCTTCCATGCCTGCTGGCCTAACCCGCTTTACTTCTTTGCCAAATGTCATTTTGATCGCGCCTTCGCCATCGACATAGCCCAGATCGGTCCAGCCGCTCATACTTACAGAGCCACCAAGCGTACCAGTGGCAGTGGGGCTGGCAGTGGCCACGGCAGCGTAGTACACGCCCTGCGGTTTTACCACTATTACGTTTGCTTCGGTGCCCATAACTATAATCCTCTAAATTTGCCAGAAAACCTGGCGACCATATACGAAATGCCGCTATCTGGATGGATAACGGGTAAACCCTTTGCCAAAACCCTGCCCTGCATCAATACGCCACTGGCCACGGTTACTGCGTTTGCGCCATGCCACAGATCATAGAGTGCTGCGTGCACAGCCTGTGCGCCTTCAAAACTGTCTGTTTCCTTATCGCCACCATAACACTCGAACAAATAATCTACATCCTGGATCGGGTTTCCCCATAGCTGGCCATCGCCATTCTCTGGCCTAAAAACCAGCCTGGCCTCCTGGTTGGTGAAATCTGCCGGTGTTCTGGCATAGTCCACCCTGCCATCCAGCAGGCCATCCAGTGTGGTACTGGCCTGTGTCAAAACCTCATATGCTATAGCGTCTGGATCTGTCATACCCACGGGACCGATGCAAAGAATTTCTTTTTGGCCCAGCGATATGCTGGCCACAAAAATGGCATTCTTCCCTGGATGTATTGCGTGCCAAGCTCTATATAGCTGGCATGGCCACTGGTGGTTTGGATTCGGTACTGCTTTGGCCCAATAGCCACCATTTCTATGCCACTGGCCAGTGTGCCAGTGCCATCCTCAAACGTTAGGCCAGCTGCGTTTTCTTTGGCCTTATCGCGCACATCCATGGCAAACTTGGCCATTTGCTTTTCGGTTAATCCCGAAACCCTGGCCACAACCTGCCCCACATTATCCTGGCCCATGCGTACACTGGCCTTAATTGACACAGCCATTAGCCTACCTCCAGCAGGGTAAGTGCCATAAATTCGCCAGCGCCACCCATATCTGGATCCACATCTATAACCTCATATGTCACACCACCCATTACCACCTGGTCTGTGCGCACAATGTCTGTGCCGTAAAAGCACCACAATCGATGCTGGCCAATGGCAGACCTGCCAGTGCCACCAGTGCTGCGCCCCTCTGTGCCACTGCTCTTTTGCCGTCTGCATTTAACGCCAGACAAATTGGCAGCAAATGTGCGCTTGTTTCCACCAGTGCTGGTTTTGGATTCGGTGGCCCTGTTGGTGCTGCATGTTTGATCCAGTAGTCCCGTGATCATGGCATCACCACCTTGCGCACCCTGCCGATCATGTTCTGGATCTGCACCGTTGGTGTGGCCTCGAATGCCTCGCTAAAATCGCCAATCCTGTGCGATTTCAGGCCAGCAAATTTGCTATGCTTCCATGCCTCGCCTGCCAGCCACTGTGCTGTGCGTATCACATCCTCTGGGTATAGCGCTGTAGATATAGCAGCAGCTGTGTGTGCTGCGCCTGTGGTGCCATTGACAGCACGCCTAACAGTGGCGCTGGTGCCACTAACAGATTCGATAAATATCTGTTCTGTGCCGATCTTGATAGTCTGCCCAGCCTCCAGGCCATCAGACACGCTTAGTGTAAACGTGGTGCCTGCGCTGTCTGCCACAGTGCCAGTGGTGCTGCTGGATTTCCATGGATCGCCATCCACACCATCACCAAAACCCCAAGTGCCCACCACTTTTATATCGCGTTTGCCCTTGGATGAAAATGCATAATCACCCCACGGTAGCGCTGCGATCCCTAGCTTTGGGTAGCCACCATCTGGCGATAAGCTAAAGTGTGTGCCCTCTGTCCAGGTTCTGGAAAATGTGCCATCGCCATCTATATCCTCTGTGACTTCCGAAACCGCCAAAACATCTGGGATAATAACTTCAGATTCCCAGCGATCCTGCACACCAAAATATAGCGTGGCCTCGCTGGAATAGAAAAAGCGATTGGCACCATATGGCCCATCCACGCGCCTGGATGCTGCCATTAGACATTGCAGAATATCGGCATCATTATCGGTGCTGGTTTCGCCCAATATCCGCTTTACCGCGGCCAGTGTTCCGTAGCAGTTCATTGATTACTTTACCGGTGGCTTGTTGGCTGTTTTCTTTGCCTTGGGTTTGCGTGCCTGCTTATCCACTGCTGTGGCATGGCCAGCTGCGCACCAGCGCTGTGCTTCCTCATCGTCTGGCACTTCCACCACTTCGCCTGGCGAATAACTGAAACCAGCACCTGCTATGCTTACATTGATCTTGACTTGCATCGTTTGATCTCCATTTTATGAAAACCCTGGCCAGGCCAACTGCCTGGCCAGGGTATGCTCTTAAACTGTTACGCCTAACCCTGTGGCAATTAAGCCTGGATCAAGTGCTTGGCAGCAGCTGCCAGGGTAAGTTTGCCATCTACGCGCTTGAACGCCCGGTAGCCCACCTGGCCTGTGGCTGCGTACAATTCGTCCAGACGCTGCACCACAGTGGCAGTACGATCACCGATCCAGTAGTAGCTGAAATCGGCAAACAGTACCGATTTAAGGCCAGTGGTCATAGCTGGCATGCTGTCGGAAATCTCCACAGGTCGGCCCAGCAAACGATCTGGCTGGCCTGCCTGCAATCCAGGCTGCCACATATACTGGCTGTCGCCATCCTTCAATTTTCGGATGGCCAGCGCTGTGGCATCTGCCAGCATAAACGTGGCACGCCTGCGATAGCTGCGGCCCAAACTGTGATAAAGATCCATCAGTTCGTCTGTGGTTATGGCAGCTGCACCAGCAGCCGTTTTACCCAAGCCAGAACTGCCCACAATGCCAGTGGGTTTGCTGGATCCGTCGCCCGATACAAACGCTGCCTCCTCACCAGCACCAAGTGCCCGTGCGAATTCGTTTTGTAGGTAGGCACCAAGATCAAACGCAGCATCCTGCACCAATTCGTCGGAAACCTTGACGATCCGAGACAGTTTGTACGCAGACAACGTGGCCTGGCCGAATGCATCATCGGAATCGTTGAACGCTGCTTCCTCTGCCGTCCATGCCGCACTACCCTGGCTGGATTGCACTGGAATTTCCAGCGTGCCGTTGGTGGTATTGATCACGGTAGACAATGGGCGCATGACGTTTTCATCATTCAGGCCAGACACAATGCCATTATAGAATTCGTCTGGCACCAGGTAGCCACCCTCGGAATTAGTGCCAACCTGCAACGCTCGCACCTGATCGCGAGTGATCTGGCTGCGTCCACGCCGCAAGAAATCATCGAATCCGCGCTGGTATTCTTGGCCCTGTGGCTGTCTGCTGGAACGCTGCTCGGTTTCGCCAGTGTCCGTATCGCGTTGATCGGTTTCACCAGCAGGCACCATACGCGCCTGGTTTGGCACAGCTTTCTCGACTTCAAAGCCAGCTGCGCGCTCCATCGTCGCAATGGTAGATTCCAGGGTTTCGATCTCGTCGTGCATACGCTCTGCGCTCTGCACATCTTCCGCAGACACATCATCAGCAGACAGCAGATCCCGCGACTGCTCGATAAGGCCAGCACGCTTTGCGCGCAATTCTTCGATCTTGGTTTTCATATCTCAAACCTCGTGTTTTGTTTTCTCAAAAGTGCGATCCTTACTGCCAGCGCTCCGGCTTTGATGGTGTTCGCATTGGGAACGGCCACAAAAGTGGTTTCGTCTTGGCTGGATTCGCCTATATCTTCGCCACCACTTGGTGGTGTAGATCCGTCTGTATTCTCTCTGGTGTGTGCCTCTGTTTGGTCATACCATGGATCGGTGCACGGCGAAACCTCGCGCAATGCCACGCCGCGGATTTCGTATATATCCTGATCCTCTGTCTGTGTCCAAACGCCGTCTGTTACGCGAAAACCAAACGACATACCACGCACATCGCCACGCGATATGGCAGCCAATGCGTCACGGCCCCAAGTAGTTTCCAAATTGGGTTGCACTTCCATCCACAGGCCATGGCCATCCTGGCGCAATTCCAGCGTGCCATTGCTTTGCCTGCCCAGTGGCATACTGCTGTCATGGTTCCAATAACAATGGATGTCTTTTTGCTCTTGAAGAGTCTTAGTAAAGGCACCAGCCCTGATCACTTCATCGTAGGCAACCTGATCAAACACGGCAGCATAGCCAAATATATTGGTTTTTCCGTCTGCCTCTCGCACCTGGAAATCGCCAGCTGGATAGCTTCTAGTCTCGAATTGCTGTTTTTTTCGTTTCATGGTTTCACCTTATCCAGCTGCTATGGTGCACTCGCACCCACCATGCAATGGCGCATGGCCGATATTGGTTTTGGCCACCAGTGGCTGCACGCTTTCATCGCCTGGATCCACGGTGCCAGACTTCTCTACAAAACTCTGTTCTATGCCAACTGTTTGGCCATCTAATTCCTCGCACAGTGGACAGGCACCAGCATTGGCCACCCACACCAACGCAGTAGCACCAAGCCCCGCAAACGTGGCAGTGGCTATAGCATCGCCCAATTTCACTACCTGGTTATTGGCCACTTTATCTGCTGTCTTTTCGTTCCACTCATCCATGCGATCTGTGATTTCGGCAGCCACCAGATCTGGATCTGCGTTGGCTATAATCTGTGCGATTTCTGCCTGGCGCTTTTCGCCATACTGCGCTGCAAATTGGCCAGTGTAATCAGCGATAAACTTTGCCATGTCTGGCGCATCACCACCCATTTCTGTGGCTGCTGCCAATGTCACTGCCTCGCCATAGGCTGCGAAACTTGGCCCAAGTAGCTTTTCCATCATGGCTGCTGCTGTCTCGCCATAGTACTGCCTGATAGCCTCGCCCAGTGTCTCTGCGCTGCGCTGACCTATATGCTTCTCTAGCAGCTTGTTTAACTCTCTGGATTCGGCACGCACCACCTGGCTGGCTGCGCCATGTAATACTTTTCTGAAATCCCTACGCAGCCGCCTGCGGTATTCCACGGTTTTATTTCGCGTGGCCCTGGCTTGGTCTGCTGTTGGTGCTGCCTTGGTTTCGCTATTACCATCGTTTATTGGATCGGCCTGGCCATCTGGCCTGGCCAAATCGGCCGCGCTTTGCATATTTAGCGGTATGGTGTAGATATTCCCCTGCCCATCTGGCAGCGGGTTTAGATCCTCGCGATCCCGTATATCATCTGCACTTAAAAAACCATTATGCTTTCCAATGGCGTATGCCTCGTATCGCTCTTTGATAGTGCCACGCAATAGCGCATCCACATTAAACTTGCAGTAGTACTGCCCGATCTCACTGTCTGCCAGTAGACTTTTTT